CCCGCTCCACCTCAACCTTGATTCCCTCGGGCATCGAATGTCCTTTCACACCACTGTGATGTCGACACGTGCCGCGAAGCACTCGTAGCCGACGATGACGACGCGCTCGACGACGGCAATCTTGGTGTTGCTCATCGGGTCGGGCGCGAGATGCTCCTCCAACTCGCCCGACCACAGCGTCACCGGACCCGTTGCGACAAGCGTGTTGTCCAGGTCCGCGTATCCGCCGCCGAACGCCCAGGCGTGCCCGAGCGTCGTGCGCAGGACCGCGCTGTTGCCCGGCCTGATCTGTCCCTCGTGCGCTGCGACGGCTGCCCACTTGGGTGCGGCGTGGATGACGCCCGCCACGCCGAACACCGCGAGCGCCTCCTCGAGTGCGCCCACAGCCTCGATGAGACTCTCGGCGGCGGGCAGCGCCGTCGCCTCGTCGACGACTCGCGCCGCGAACGCAGTCTCGACCGCGAGCTGCTCACCGAGACGCTGCTGCTGGCGTGCTCGCGCGAGCATGTCCGCATCGGGCTCCCATAGATCACACTGGTCAAACCCCCACGCCGCGACGGGCAGGAACGGAGGACCGACGTCTCCGCGCAGCCCTTCCTTGCGTGCGTCCCCGGGATCGGCGCACGGGTCGACGTCCCACGTGCCCGACGCCGTCGCGCAGTTGATGGGCGTCAGCCTGATGCCGTTGCCCCAGTGCGCGGGCAGGGGCAACGGGCCGGTCGCGGTCGTGTAGAGCCCGGAGGGCAGCGGGTTGGCGAGCGGGGCGGTGTACTCGATCGCGGGGGGTGTGACGCGCTCGGGCAGCGGGAACGAGGGCTCGTAGGGAGGCACCACGACCGCGAGCGTGCGCGTGCTGTAGTTCGTCCCCCCATTGCTGTACCCCGCCGCCTTGGCGAGCACGTACCCCGTGATCGCGGTGTCGGGTGGCAGCCCGGAGATCGTTTGCGGTGAGGCGATGTCCGTGCGATCGACCTGCGCCCCTGTCGTGGCCTCGTAGAAACGGATGTCGTAGGACGTCGCGTTGGGCACCGCAGGCCACTCGACCGTGACCGAGTCCTCGGTAGGCGTGACGGTCAGTACCGGGTTCGCGAGCTGAGCAATCGTCGTCACGACGACGGGCGCAGTCCACTCCGATCGAGGCGTGGCCGTGCGAGTGCGTACCGAATATTGCGTGGTGGGCGTCCGCCCGGTGACCGTTTTGGGCTTGGACGAGCCCGAGAACTCGACAGTGCCGTTGATCTCGATGTCACGAGCGGGGGCCGTCGTCCAGTTGACCGTGAACGACGATGCCGTGATGCCGGTGATGGTGTGCACAGCGGGGGCGACGGGGAGCGCCGCCGTTGTCGTGACAACGGCTGCCGTCCACTCGGACTCGGGTCGCGTTCCGCTGGCGACACTGCGGGTCCGCACGCTGTACGCGGTGCCCGGGGTGAGGCCCAGCAGGTACTTACCGGAGTTCTGATTCGTGTGCGCAACAACGCCGTCGATCTCGATGTCGCGGTTGCCTTGCGTGGACCAGTTCACACGGAACGAGTCGGGGCTGATGTTGGAGACGGTGTGCACCGTGGGTGCAGCCTCCAGGCTCGGGGTCGCTGTGACCGTCGTCCCCGCCTTGATGGTGATGGGGAACGCGGTGGCGGGCGCAGCGTCCGCTTTGCCTCGCAGATCGACTGCCCTCGGGGGTGTCCAGTTCCATGTCCCCGTAGTCGGGTAGATGGCCGAGTACGTGCCGTCCCCATCCGCCGCCCACGGAACACTCCCACCACTACCCAGCGCGCCCCCCAGCGCCGTGTCGTAGAACGCGGGCTTGCCCTCGGTGGAGGGAGGCTGGGTCGTGCCCGCCGCGTCCAACAGCCAGTTGACGGTGAGCACCTGTCGATGGTCGGAGAGCACCCACTGGGCAGTCGACGGGGCACCGCCATCCTTCGACCACGAGTAGCACGCCGCGATCATCTCGGCGTGGCTGTTGAACGTGTGATCGGTCGCCAGTGTGAACACGACGGGCGGGGGCAATGTCGTCGCCTCCGTGGTCGGGGTGTCGCCCTCGTCCTGCGCCATGTCAATTCCCTTCTACGACAATGGAACCGAGCGGGGTGGGGTCGCCACCCCGCCCGGGATCGAGACTGTCGTTACGGAGTGGGAGCCGCACATGCGACGGTGCCGGGCGCGCCCGATGCTCCACTCGGGCAGATCGGCACGGTGACGACGATCGACTGATTACACCGCTTGCCCACCGCGATCGCGTCCTCGGTGAAGAACCGGGTGTAGCGGTTGACCTGCAACAGCTCGCGCGGGTACATCGCACCCAGCTCGATCACGTTCGACATCGCGCGGAACCACGTGCCTGCCGGGTACAGCAGCACGTCAACCGTGGAGGGCCACACGAGCGTGTCGAGGTGGCCGGGCTGCCCGGTCTCCCGGGACTGCCAGCTGCCCTCGAACTGCAAGGCGAGATTGCGCGCGGACAGTTGCGAATTGATCTGCGCGTCGGTGACCGACTTGGTGTCGAGACCTTGCTGATTGGCGAGGTCGGCGCGGATCACCTCGTGTGTCCACGAGGGCGCGACGCCCTCGATCGTCGCGTTGCGCGCCAGCCCCTTGTGCAGACGCAGGTTGGTCGCCATGAGCGCAAGCGAGTTGAGGATCGACGAATCGGTGCCCAGCTGCGAGTCGGCGGGAATGACCTTGGGCGTGCCCGACTGACTGACCATGTCGAGTACCGTGCGCTTGCTCAGCGCCTTGAAGTGCTCGGCGGTGATCGACTGCAAGAACCACTGGATCAACTCGGGCCAGCCCTGCTCCTGCAAGATGCCCACCTCGACGCAGTAGCCCACCGCGTTGAGCCGCAGCTCCTCGAACTCGTCGGGGCAGGGGACCTCGACGCAGGTTTTGATCGCAGTCGGGTTGCCCTCCGCGTCCTCGGCCTCGAGTTCGGGCTCGGTGAAGAACCACTCGAAGGAGTCGAAGATCGCGCTGAGGTCGGGCTCGACGGGCCAGCGGACGCCACCCCGCCGAATCGTGATCTCGGGCAGCGAGAGCAGATCGGTGGCCTGGGGAACGGCGCAGAAGTCGTACAGCGTTTCCGACGGCGCACACCAGCCGCCCGCCGCGACGAGCGATCCACCCGGGAGCTGTGTCTCGTCGGTGGCGCGCTCGATCTCGGCCACGAGAGCGTGCGGGTCGTTGATCAGGGGCAGCTTGCGGTCCAGACGCGCAATGGTCTGCGCGGAGAAACTCGTGTTGCCCTGAGGCGCGGAGCGCGAGGCGCGGGGACGCGAGTTGGGCCGGATGGAATCGACCGCCGTAGCGATCTCCTCGAACCCGACGTATCCCGACTTGTAGCCGAACATATTGGGGTCCATGCGCCACCCGATGTCGGGCTCGGAACCCCGGACCGCGACCGTGCGGCCCTTGCCCTGCCCGGCGAATCGCGTCGAGCGACGACGTGCTCCCGCACTCGCAGCGAGTGGAGCCTCGAGCACTTCACCCTCGAGCACGTTCGTCTCGTCGGGCTCGCTCTCGGTGGACTCGCCTTCGGTGGACTCGCCCTCGGTGGACTCGCCCTCGGTGGGCTCGCCTTCGGTGGGCTCGTTCTCGGGCTCGCCGGTCGTGCGCGCAATCAGCTGCGCAGCCTCGTCACGGCGTGCCTGGCTGGCGGTTTCGATCTCGTTCTGCGCGGACTCGATCGTCTCGATATCGGCGACGACTTGACGCAGCGAGGCGAGTTGATCATCGCTGACATCATCACCGGCCTCGACGATGCTGCGCAGCGAGGTGAACCATTGCTCCGCATCCGCGAGCAGGGCCGCGAGAGCGTCAGCAGTGGTGGGCAATTCATCGGGAAGCTCGAACGGGTCCACGGGACCACTCCTCAACTAGATGCGAATAGGTAGTGCTCCCGGCCCGTAGCCAGCGGAACTTTCACTCAGCGCGTCACTCTATCCGCGCCGGGTGCACGTACGAGGCACGTGCGCGTCGACGCAGTCCGACCAGGTATCCCCGAAGCGACTCGACCGCCTCGTCACGCAACGTGCCCCCGGCAGGCAGCGCGACGTACACCGCTGTCTGTTCGTCGATGGCGACGACACCCGACTCGGACGCGCTCATGCGCTTTCGGCCTGCTCGGGCTTGGCCTGCTCGACGACACGCAGCGTTCCGCCCCCGTGCCGCCTGATCTCCCGCTTGGCCTCGAGCGCGGTGAGGAAGGTTTTGGTCTCACCCGCAGGCGTCGTCACCGTGTACTCGACGGGGGTCACGGGCTTGCCTGCGACCCGTGCCGCTCGTCCTCTTCCGCAGCCACACGCCATGTCAGCGCCTCCCGATCAGTGCGAGTGCCTCACGTCGTCGCGCGGTCGCGGCCAGCAGGCGGCGCGCCTCGCGCTGATTCGACTCCACCTTGCGTATCCGCGCGACTACGCGCTCGGCGATGGCGTCGACGTTGAGCTGAGTGTCGAGGGTGCGCATGGTCGGGCAGGGGCCGATGGCCGCGACGAGGGAGCTGGGCTCGTCGTTCTCGTTGGTCGACCCCGACGCGACGAGGCCGAACCCGGGCGTGTTGACGCTCAGCGCCGCGATCAGCTCGAGATTGCCTCCCGCCTCGCGCCAGTCACCCGACAGGGGTGCACGCAGCCCTTCGAGCACCCGCTTACCGGGCGCGCTGGGGTCGGCGATACCGGAGAACCAGATGCCGTGCTCGTCCTCGCCCACGTGCACGAGAGCCCAGCTCGTGCAGGTGTTGTCGTAGTGCGCGACCGCCGCGCCGCGCGACAACGCAGGACCCGCGTGCCCGCCGCGCGCCGTGTCGCCGCTGACCGTCAGTCGGCCCACCTTCATCCGGCTGCCGTCGTCGAGCAGCAGGGGCGGGGAGGTGTGGAAGTGCGCGTAGTCGGTGGCGCTGTGCGGCGCGACGACGCACCGATCGACGATGCCCACGTGGCACGCGTTCCAGACCGCGAGATGCCCACTGATCCGCCCGTCCGCGTCCATGTGCGGGTGAGTGGGCTCAGAGAAACCCGGGTCGGTGAACATGCGTGTGGGGTAGCTGGGCTCGACGGGCACCGGGAGGGGTGCGGCGGCGAGGAGCACATCGTGCTCGATCTCCTCGCCCAGCGTGATCGACGTCGACCCGAACGCGGGAACGCTGACGAGCGTCGCCCCCAGCATCTTCGCCTTGGTGACGGTCTGGACGATCTTGATGTCGTCCTCGCCCCACAGCCACGCCTCGTACTGCTCGGGGCTCAGCTCGTTACCGTCCTCGTCGGTCATCAGCCACTCGGTGTCGCCAAGGTCGACGCTGGGGCCGGTGACGCCGTGCGACGCCTGCGCCATCGCCTCCTCGGCCTCGTCCCCCGTGAGGAAATAGCCCGATCCGATGACCTTGTCGTCCTCGACCGACGCCGATTCGATGACGCCGACCGTGTAGCTGTTGAAGTGCCCGATGTCACTTTGCTTCTGCCACATCAGGGGCAGTGGGAAGTCGCGGAAGGACAGGTCGATGTCGTTGGCGAACATGCGTCCGTCATCGGTCAGCTCACCGATGGCCGCGAGTACGGCGGTGAAGGACTGGTAGGTGGTCATGGTCGTCTCCTCGTCGGATCGCCCGAGCGTATCGAGCGGGGCGGCAGCAACAGCCGCGAATGTCCCGGGCACCGTCTGCATCAGCCCAGCACTGACCTGCCCGACGCCCCGATCGTCATCGCGGGCGCGGATGACGCCCTCGTCGGCACGACGCTCGATCTCGTCGGCCTGGGAATCCTCTCGATTACGGACGGTCGCGTCACCCGAACCGCGCTCGGTGTGCCGATCGCCCTCGTCGGGTAGTTCCTCGTCGGAGGCGAGCACCGCCGCACGACAACGGCAGTTGATCGTCTCATGTGCGGGCCCCAGCGGATCGCCGGGATACCGCAAGGGCACCCCGCCCACGATGAACACCCCGCCCAGCCCTACGCGCTGCCCGTCGGCGGCGAAGTGCGAGTCCCGGGTGCGGCTGTCGATCGTGCACAGCCACGCTTGCTCGAGGTCCTCGTCGAGCTGTGCATTGCGCAGGATCGCGCCCTCGATCGTCGCACTCGACTGCGCGCCCGCACTCTCGGTGCGCGCGACCGTGACCGCGCGGCCCTCCCAGTCCCCCGTCTCGATGCTGAGATACTTCTGCACGCGCGTCGCCATGACATCGGTACCCTCCCCCGCCGCGAGATCGGTGTCGACACCCTCCGCGATCTCGCGGAACGTCGACTCGGGTGTGTTGACCATGCGGTTGCGGACGTCGAACAGGTGGCGTTGTTGCAGTTCGCGGGCGCTGGGAATCGCGGCCAGCCGACGATCCAGCTCGACGAGGGTGGCGGGTGTCGTGTCGTAGACCTGCGACACGATGACGCGCGCACGCGCGTTGAGTGTGTCGGCGTCGGCCTCCGTCGTCGTACCCGTGAGAGCGAGCCGTGTGGTGTCGGGCGCGTGCTCGTCGACGCCCAGGTCGGCGACATCGCCACCCAGATCGGTGTAGGTCTGCTCGAGTTCGTTGCCATAGATCAGACCCAGACCGAAAAGGACGAGCTGATCGAGCAGCGTCTCCCACCAGTTCTGCGTCTCCCCCGCACCACTCCCGTCGGGCGGGGAGTCCTCGACACTCGCGACGAGGGAGCGCAACGCGACGTCGTGCGCGAGGGGCACCCATTGCCGGTACGCCTCGAGCACCAGCGCCTCGATCGCCGCCTCGATCTCGAGCTGGGACAGCAGCGCCGCGCGCTTACTGCGCGGATACACGAGCGTCCTCGGTGAGCAGGGAGACGGCGCGATTCGTGATGCCGGTACGGAACACGGCGGGGTCGAGGCCCAGCCCGATGAGAAGCTCGTCGTCGATCGCATCGTCCCAGCCGCGCACGCTCGTCCGTGCGGCGTCTGCACTCAGGGGTCCTAGCCTCGTGTGCAGACGGTGAGGTGGTACGTCATGGCAGACAGCGTGATTGGACCTCGTACGCCGACGTTTACCCGACAGCTCCAAGGCGCGATCGAGGCACAGTGCGGTTACAGCTGCCGCGTGATCGGGCGGTGGCTCGGGCTCTGGCTCGGTGCGCTGCTGGGGCTCCTGCTCACTCTCGCCCTCTCCTTCCTCGGAGGATGGTGGCTCGCTCTCGCCCTCCACAATCTGTTTCTGCGTGCCCTTGATCTCGTCCACCGGGTCGCCCAATAGCGGGGCGAGCATGGGAATCAGCGAGACGTCGGCGGCGGCGCGATCGCGCGCCAGCTCCTCCCACCCGCTGAGCGTGGTCAGGTCGTAACCCTCCGCGTCGTCGAATCCCAGCCGACGCCGGTACGCCTCGGTGGTGAGCGCGCCGCGATCGTGCGCGTCGTTCGCCTCGTCGGTTTTGTCGGGGTCCTGGGTGAGAGGTGTGGCGTCGTACCAGACCGTGTAGAGCGCGGGGTCGATGCCCTCCTCGATCAGCGCCGCGTTGAGCACTTCCTGCGTCAGCGCCGCGCACACCAGTTCCACGGGAGGCGCGATGTGCACACGGACGTCGGTCTCGTCGATCTGCCACGACGACCAGTGGTTGCTCTCGCCCATGCCCAGCAGCCGCTCGGGTGAGACGTCGAGCCCGCGAGCGAGACGGACGAAGGCGGCGTTACGTGTCGTGAGCGCGGTGTCAGGAATCGTCGAGTCGAACCGCAGATGCGTGACGTTCTTGATCCACTCCCCCGGGGCAGCGGCGATGAGCGGGAGCAGCGCCGCCATGCTGTTCTGATCCTTGTACGCGGTCGCGCCCACCTCGTAGAGCAAGTCCTGCAACGACTGCGCCGACCCGGGCACCATCGTGGGAATGCCGGGCGGGAGGGGCTGCGTACCGCCCACGGGAGGCTCGGCGGTGGGTGCGCCGGTCGAGCCCGGCAGGCTCATCTCCTGGGGCACGAACACGATGCCGTTGCCGATCAGCCGCGACATGCCCGCGTTGTCGATCGTCGCGGTGGTGCGGACGATCTCGTTGAGCGCGTCGCGGTTGCTGCGCACGGGGGAATCGGCTTCGGTGGCGCGGCGCGGGTGGGGCTGCCAGACCCGGAACATGACATCGGTCTGCGGGTCGTAAGTGTGCTTGATGCCATCGGGCAGCGTCAGCTCGATGGCGTCGGGGGCCGCTGCCTTGCGGGTGATCTCGTCACGGCTGAACACGAACCATTCCTCGACCCCGTCCTCGGGCATCCCATCCTCACCGGGCACGGGGGCGATCCGTCGCGCCCCTTCGACCTCAGTGGTCGCGTCGCGCGTCAGGATCGCGAAATAGCCTTCGCCGGGCACGGTGAGCAGGGACGTGATGCGGCCCAACAGCTGAGATTGGCCTGTCGCCCCGCCCCCGATGTCGCGCACGATCGCATTCACGATGTCGTTGTCGCATTTGCCTGTCGGGGTGCCATCGTCGTCGAACTCGCTCGCGACGAGACGGCAGCGGGACGCCGCGCTGGCGCGCCAGTTCACGTAGTAGCGCAACTCCCCGACACGATCGAGGTAGTCCCAGGCGGCGGTCTGCCATTGCGCTTCGCTCGTCGTCGCCCCCGCGATGGACGCGCGGAAGGTATTTCCCGGGTTCGTGATCGTTTGCGAGGCAGCGGTGAGCGAGCGCCCGCCGATGCGGGATCGACGACGGACGACGACGCGAGCCACGGCGCTCACGGTATCGGCCTCACGTGCACGCACGCGCTCACTCTTCCTCGACGTCGATCTCTACCTCGGTCTGATCGAGCTGCGCGATGAGGCCCGTCAGCTGTGACGCGCCCAGCGCGAGCAGGGGGACCATCCACCAGGTGAGGTCCGTCAGCCAGATGGGAAAGGCGACGGTGGCGAATCCCACCCAGATCGACACGCACCACGGGCACTGCATGAAATACGCCTGCATGGACTCGCTGCCCCAGCGCCGCACGATCGCGATACGGAGAGGATCGCTGATCTCGTCGACGTTGATCAGGCGCGTCACGCGGGCCAACGCCAGCACCCACGTCGCGATTACGACGAGATCGAACCCCGTTACCTGCATATTCGGGAGGGTATCTCTCAGGGGTGTTGCTGCACGGAAGGCCCGTACCGTGACCGCCATGAGCGCGCCCTGCCCGTGCATGAGCACCGCCCGCCTCGGTACGTGCCCCGCGCTGCTCGATCTGTGCGTCCGCCCCGGGCGAGTCCTCGACATCGGGATCGAACTGCGCGAGAGGGTGACGGGAGCCCTCATCGACTGGCCCCCGGGAACACTTGCCCGACTGGGATTCTCATGGGGCACGGGGGCGGAGCTACGAGTCGACGGGCTCATCGACGGCCCGCATCTGCTGTTCCACCTGGGCGGGGACGTAACCGAGCTGATCCCACGCAACGCGGCGGTGGCGCTCGAACTCAACTACATGGATGGCGACGAGGCTTACTGGCTCGTGTGGTGCGAAGGCAGGACGGGGAGCTGCACATGAGCGACTGCTGCGACAACGACTTCATCGCCGTTCCGATCCCGGGTCTCATGGGACCCCCGGGTCCCGCAGGCCCACCCGGCGCGGACTCGAGCGTGCCCGGCCCCACGGGACCCGCAGGACCTCAAGGCCCGCCCGGTGCGGACTCGACCGTGCCCGGTCCTGCCGGGCCTGCGGGTCCGACCGGCCCGACGGGAGCCGCGTCGACAGTGCCCGGTCCTGCCGGGCCGCAGGGTCCCGCAGGGCCAGCGGGCGCGGACTCGAGCGTGCCCGGCCCCACGGGACCCGCAGGCGCGCAGGGACCCAAGGGGGACGTCGGCGCGACCGGACCCGCAGGCGCGGCGTCGACGGTGCCCGGCCCCACGGGACCCGCAGGGCCAGCGGGCGCTGACTCGACCGTGCCCGGCCCCACGGGACCCGCAGGGCCGACCGGACCGGCAGGCGTGCAGGGACCCAAGGGCGACACGGGCACAGCGGGTGCGACGGGGGCGCAGGGACCCAAGGGCGACACGGGCGCGACGGGACCCGCTGGGCCGAACAAGCTCTACGTGGGTGCGACCGCGCCCGCCGATACGAGTCTCGTGTGGGTGGACACCAGTGCCTAAAGTCTGGTCGGGCACCGCGTGGGTCGAGAAGCCCGTCAAGGTGCACGATGGCACGTCGTGGAAAACCCGCCCGGTCAAAATCTGGGACGGGTCGCAGTGGCGGATCACGCCGACGCCCAGTTCCGGGTATCCAATACTCCGGTTCGACAAGGTGGGAGATTTCGCACCGGGAGTGCCTTTGCCCACCACCAATCCAGGGACGCTCGTGCCCGATGTCTCGGGAATGCCCTTGCCCATGTCCGCGCTACCGATCAAGGCGATGTATCTGCTCAGCTCCCATATCGAAATGGATTGGACGGCAACGTCTTTCCAGAACTACTACCTCAACCTTTTCAACGACACCGTGTGTCTCCAAGGTTCGGGAGCGCGGATCGACACTGTCAATCTGGGTGGGGGCAAGTGGGGTTTGAACGGAGATTACAACCAAGTCCTCCCCGCTGTGCTCGATCCGGCAGCGGTGGGGGAATTGACTTTCCGCGAGCGGGCAACGGCCAGTGCCGCCGACAACGTCCTGCATGACGCGACACACTGGGAATTGACCCCGCTACTGCTCGACGCGCAAGTGTCTGCCGACCAGATCATTCCCAAGCCCACAGCGACGACGGTGTACGCCACCCTGCCGTGGAACATCCTCGACATCAGTGGGTTCGGGTACGACAGCGCAAGTCAGATGATCGTCCCCCCGGTATTACACAGCCAGTCGACATCGCGCCCGACGGCGGCGACCTCGATAGCGGGGCAGTTCACACTTATCACCGATGTGGCGGGAAGCTACAGCTTCTATTTCTCCCACTCGGGCAACTCGAATCTCACTTCCATAACGAGCATCGCCATGACGCCCGGTGTTCCTTACGTGTGGAACTACACGATTCAGGCCAGTAATTCGGCGTTGTGGGGCTCGAATATGTGGCCCAAGATCGGCGTAGCGGGCTCGATGACGGGAGCGACTGTCACGGTCAAGGCCGGGGGCAAGATGACGTTCGTCCCCCCGCCGTAGCGCCCACTCGACTCGCCTACGTTGACTTCACTGCGCGGGCCACCCTACGTTGACAGCCCAGGGCGAGACAGACTCGCCCACGATCAACACGAAGGACACCCCATGCACGAACTCGACATCACCCAGAGCGTCGCCTCGTTCGCGAGCGCCCGCGTCCCCGCCTGGCACCGGCTGGGCACCGTCGTCGATCACACGATGCGCGCGGAGGAGGTACTGCGCACAGCCCATCTCGACAACTGGAACGTGCGCAAGCTGCCCCTACAAATTCCCGCGTGGGCCGACAAAGCCACTCCGCAGCCCGACGCGATCGAAATTCCCGACCGCTTCGCGATCGTGCGCGACAACCCGATCGAGAAACGGATCGACTATCTGGGTGTGGCGGGCTCGGTGTTCCACCCGATGCAGAACGAGGAAACGACCACCTTCCTCGATGCCATCGTCGAGGAGAGCGGAGCGCACTACGAGACGGCGGGCGGGCTGCGTGGGGGACGCGAGGTGTTCGTGTCGATGAAGATGCCGCAGACGATGGACGTCACGCTCAGCGATGGCAGCACCGACTCCACCGAGCTGTACGTCGCCGCGCTCAATGCGCACGACGGCAGTGCGGCGTTGCGGCTGCTCGTGACCCCCATCCGCATCGTGTGCGCGAACACCGCGCAGTACGCCCTCCAACGGGCAGTGTCGTCGTGGAGCGTGCGGCATACGACCAACATGCGCGCCGCCGTCGACGAGGCGCGGCGTGCGTTGGCGCTGACATTCAAATACGAACACGCGTTCGAGGACGAGATGGCCGCGCTCGTCGCCAAGCACGTCGACAACGACACCGCGCGCGCGCTGCTCTCAACCGTGTTCGACGTCGCGGGCGCGGGGAGCGAGCGGCAGGAGAACGCGCGTATCGAGCACGTCGATTCGGTGATGACGCTGCGGGGCTCGCCCACCAATCGCGGGACGGGGCGCAGCGCCTACAACCTGCTCAACGCCACGACCGAGTACATCGACTACTTCTGGCCCTCGCGAGCGAAGGACGGGACGCCCGGGGTGGGTGCGCTGGCGTCGATCAAGGGCGATCACGCACGGATCAAACAACAGGTGTTTGGCGCGCTCGTCACGGTGTAACCCTCACGCTGCCGGGAGGGCACGGAGTCTCCTCCATGATTCCCGTGCCCTCCCGGTCCGGCGTTCTCACTTCCCCTGTGTCACAACAGCATTCAGAGGACACTCATGCGCTCCACGGTCGGGATCATCTCGTTGTGCGTGCTCGTCGTGCTGGGGCTCGCTTTCTTCGAGCCACGCACCGACGACGGGTCTCCCGTCGACCCGCCCCGTCGTGTATTTCAATACAGCTCGACGCACTGAGCTACGACATTGCGACTTACACGCTGAGCGTGTACGTTGAGTCATACCAGCGGGACGAGCCCGCTGCCCCATCCCCGAAAGGCCGCATCCCCATGCCCGACCAGTTCGCCACACCCAGCTCGCTCGACACCCCCATCGAGCCCTACGCGCCGCTGTACCCCGTACAGACCCCCGAACCCGCTGTCGCACCCGCGCACCCCATGCAGCCGTGGCAGCAGCCCGTCTGGCCCGCGCAGTACTACCCACAGTCCGTTCCCGCCGTCCAGCAAGTCGTCAACGTGGGGTATGGCCCCCGGCGCTGCCGTCACGGGCTGCACTTCCTGCTCACCCTGATCACGGGCGGTTTGTGGCTGCCCATCTGGATCATCGACGCGCTCGCGAAAGGCAAGTGACCACTATGGACCCCATCGACTCCCCCGATCGGCCCCCGATCCCCGCCGATCGGATGGGCACTCCGATCTTCGATCAGCTCGTCGCCGAGTTCGAGGCGCTCGCGCACCCCGTCGTCGTCACCTGGCGCGACAAATGGTGGTCGGCGTGGACGGGGCAGCCCGCCCAGCAGCGCGCCGCGAGTCGTGTCGAGCGCAAGGAGAGCAAGCGATGAGCACCGAGAACGAGATCGACCAGGTGGACTACATCATCGAGCTGGACCCGATCATCGGCTACCGCGCGGTCTACCGCGTGCATCCCGACGCGAGAGTGGTCCACGGCGCGGCGACCTACGGCGACGAGGAGGGCGCGTGGAACAACGCGCGGATGCTGGCACGCGACGCTCGCGCGGCCCTGATCCGCGCGCACCCCGCCGTCACGGTGGTGCTCGAACCGGAGGTGTGGGTCGAGCGGATCACGACCGTGCAGACGATCGAGACGCTGCCGTGGCAACACCTGCCCGAGGACGAGGCGACGACGTGAGCGGGGAGTGCCGATGCGGGCACACCGAGGTCGAGCACACCGTGGTCAGCCTGAACACCGACCGCTGCGAGGCGTTCGTAGACGGGGGCCGGGACTGCTCCTGCACGTTGTACGAGCCGAAGAACCCGCCGATGTCGTGGGAGGACCTGATGGACCTACAGAACCGGATCGAGAGGGACAAGCACCGTGAGCGATGACCCCAGCGCGGACATGGGCCGGGTCACTGCCTCCCAGCGCGCCGCCGAGGCCCGCCTGGCGGCGGAGGCCAGCGGGCTGTGCGACGACGCCGAGCAGCGCCGCCTGCTCGAACGCTTGCACGCCGACTACACGCGAGTGCTGCGCCAGCCGACGAAGTTCTGTATCTCGCCGCGCTGCCCGGAAACGAACTGGGGCGGCACCGAACGGGTGCATTTCCGGGGAACCGGTTGTGTGTACTACCACATCGGTGAGGTGCGTACACGGTTGGAGGACATCGAGAACCGGCTGGCCCGGCTCCACGGCCCGAACGACATTGCCTATCCCCCGGAACTCGAAATGAGCACGCCGCCGCCAATGCTGCCCGACGCCGCCGCGTGGGCGTCGCGGCTGCGGCAGAAGGCATCCCAGGCCGAGGCCCTCGCCGCCGAACTGCGCGCACTGGCGGCGGTGATCGAGCGATGAACGCCGAACCGGAGACCGGCAGCATTCAGCGCCGTCAACTCGAACGGCTGCGCCACCACTACGAGGACGCGCTGACCAACCCGGTGCGATGGTGCATCTCCCCCCGGTGCAGGGAGACGGCGTGGAGCGACACCGATCGGCTGCATGTTCGCGACCGCACCTGCCCGCCGTACAGCGGTGACGAAGTGCGGGTCCAGCTGGACGACATCGAGAACCGGCTGGCCCGACTCGGCCCTGGTGTGAACGAGAGCATCGAGGGGCATCTACATGACGCCTCTCGGCAGCGCGGGGAGCACGAGCACACGAAAGAACGGGTCTACGGCACCGACAAGAGCGCGCGCCCGATGACCGACGAGCAGCTCAACGCCTGGGCGACACGGCTGCGCAAGGTGGCGGCGCAGGCCGAGAGCCTGGGACTCGAGCTGCGCGCCCTGGCGTCGATCATGGAGCCGCCACGATGAGCGCCGACGACATCCGGCGCGGAGTCGTGCCCCGGCCGGACTGCGATTCCGATGTGTGTGGTGAATGCGGGGCGGGACCCGACGAGTTCCACAAGGACGACTGCCCGTGCAAGAACTCCACCGGCCAGAAGATCGAGCCACGCGACATCGCCTACCCCTCGGAACTCGTCGAGCAGCTCGAGACGGCCACAGGACTGTCGACTCGCTTGCGCGCCGAAGCTGTCCGTCTCGAAGTCGTCGCACGTGAGTTGCGCGCCCTGGCGGCGGTGATCGAGCGATGAACGACCCGTGGGCCGAAGACCCGGAGTATCCCGTGCAGGACTGGCGGTACGAGGTAACCAACGACGACACCCGGCTGGGCTATCTCGATTGGGTCGCCGCGCAGAAACAGCTCGAGCAGACGGGTATCACGCCCGAGACCGAGCAGCCCCAACATGACCGCTGCGAGATTTGCCGCAACAGCCGAGCCCGGTTCGTCCCAGCGGTGCTCTATCCGCTCTCGGTCACCAGCACAAAACGCATCTATGTGCACTGGATTTGCGCGGACTGCGTGCTGCTGTTCAACACGAACCGCTGGGACACGACGCGCCGGGTGATCGACCGAGAGCTGAGGAGCCGATGATGACCGAGCATGACGATTTCTACGCCGACGACGCGCTGCCCTACCCCTATCGCGACGACGGGCCGGGCGGGGTACAGCGCGGCGAGTGCGAGCACTCGGGCACCGCTCGCCTGCCGAGCGGGGGATGCCCGAACGGGTGCAGCGGGGCCACCGAGCATTACTCCAACGACGGTCACCGCGCCTGCGAAGACGTCGCGGTGGACAAGACGGGGAAGAGGGTCGGATGACCGAGCCCCACACGACCGATCAGCTCGCGCGCCTGATCCGCGATCAGATCGTGCGCAACGCCGCCCAGGGTCGCCCTGCCGGGCGGCACCGGGAGGGCGAACTGGGCGGCGGGCGCAAACCCGTCCGCGAGCTGATCCTGCGTGAAACCGACGGCTGGCGAGAGGACACCCGATGACGAACGACGACAACGACGACGCCTTCGTGCGCGAGTTTCTCGACGTGATGGAGTCGGTGCTGCGCGCCGACGTCGTCGTGACGATCAACGCGACACCCCTGGGCGCTCAGACCGACGGGACGGTCGGGCATGGCGTCGAGGTGAAGCTGTTCCCGCTGACCGACACGCTCGCCCCCCGCGAGTTCGCTCAGATACTGCGCACGTTCCTGGAAGAACTCGACGCTGATCTCGAGATGAAAAACACCCCCGAAGGAGACACCCCATGACCGATGTCGCTGCACTGGACGTCGCACTGGCCCAGGTCCGCGCCCATGTCGACGCTCAGCGGATCGCGCAGATTTCGTTACCCGACAACGGCACTGTCGATCTCACCCAAGCCTGGAATCAGAGGACGTGGCGCGAGGTCGAGATCGTCGGCGACGACGAGGAGCCCCTGACGCCCCGATGCGGCACGCAGATGTGTTTGGCGGGGTGGGTCGCGGAGCTGGACGAGCAGGTCGAATGGAAGATCGACCCGGCGAGCTACTACCGGGCGACGATCGTCACGCGCAAGCTGCACACCTCGATGATCGCAGCGGAGCATCTACGCTCCCAGCTCCCTCCCGGCGAGGCACGAGTACAGGCCGACATACTCGCTACTCGCACTCGCGAAACGTGGCAACGCGCATTCGACCTGGCCTGTGAGATGAGAAGCAACCTCGACGTGGTGATCGTGCCTCCCCCCGCCGACCGCGACGATGGCATCCCTCGCGAGGAGCAGGTGGAGATGTGGGCCATCGACCGGCTCGACCTCTCGGTCAGTCAGGCGAACGGCCTGTTTCATGGCGACAACGATCTCGATCAGCTCGAGGCCAAGATCGAACGGCTGCGGCTCGACGAGGAGGACCCGCTGGACGACGACGACGACGACGACGACGAGGACGACATCGACGAGGACGACGACGAGGGCGACGCGGACGACGACTGAGTTTTGTGCTCTACACGCTGAGCGTGTAGAGTCGAGGGCACGGCGGGACAGACCCGCCCCGACGAGAGCGAGACATCATGTACGAGTTCACCCTGACCCCCGCGCTGCTGCACAAGGTGTGCGACGCGCTGGGGTGGTCGATCGAGCTGTCCGACGAGAAGGGGATCGTGCTGGGCAGTGACGAGGGCGAGATCGTCGTGCGTCCCCGCTACAGCGGACGCGGGATGTATGGCGCGACGTGTGTGGGCATCGTGCACGACAGCAGCGTCGACACGACGCCGTTCGTGCTCGCGCTGCTGTGGGTGTTGACGACGAACATGCAGACCGAGCGGCACGACCCTTCCGACGTCGACCTCGTCGCGCTGCTCGAGACGCAGTACACGCTGGGCCGCGCACAGCACGACAGCATGGGCCTGAGCGAGATCACCTACTGGACGCGGCTCGGGTTCGCTGCGAACGAGGAGGACAAGGTCGCTCCCGCACTCGACGAGCTGTGGGAGGTCGTGCTCCCGTCGACGAGTGCGTGGGAGGTGTTCGTGCAGCGCAAGGAGGGGCGCACGTTCGTCTACGACAGCGAAGCGGCGTCGCTGACCTCGCACACCGATCGGCGCAAGGCGATCGAGGGCGACAATGAGGACGGGGAGCTGATCGTGCACATGGACAACTGCGAGTCGCTCGACGCGGCGCAGGCGTGGCTCGACGAGGTCGCACCGCTGATGCCGCTGTAGCGCGCATCCCAAGGACGGCCTGTGAATCGGAGTCCGGGCCGCGCGAGCCCCCTGCCGCATGGGGATGAGGCAGGGGGCTCGCTGCTGCTCGTGTTGCCCGGTACACGCTCAGCGTGTACTGTCAGTGAGGTAGGCGGGACAAGCCCGCCCGAGACCAAAGGAGACACCATGACCCTTCCCCACAACCTCGCCAACGTGCTCAACGGCGAGATCGGCTCACAGGCCCGCACGCTGCCCGCCTCGCTCGTCTCGCGCAAGCTGCACGACGCGCTGGGCATCGTGACCGTCCCCGATGCCAACCGCGAGGGCTACCGCGTGCAGCAGAGCACCCCGTACGAGGTCCGCGTCACCGCCCAGTTCGACTCCGACAACATGGCTGTGCGCAAGATCGATCACGTCGCCGATTACCTGGGCAGCGCGGGCGGGTTCGCAGTGCGCTGCACCAGCGCCACTACCATCTACGTCACCCGTTGACGATGACGAGCTATTCGGTACGGGTGGGCGATCGGGTCGTGTACCGCACGCGCGAAGGCGAGCACGAGAGCCGCATCCTGCACATCACCCGAGCTGGGCTGATCGCGGTGCAGCGCGGTGACGACATCCTCTACCGCAAGCCCGAGCACGTGCGGCCCGCGTGATGAGCACTCAAGCCGACCGGGGACGGGCCTACACCGCCTGGGCCGAGGCCAACGCCGTCAACGAGCGCCACTCCACCCCGCGTAACAGCGAGGCCGAACAGCGGGCGTGGGAGGTTTACGTCGACGTCTGCAACGACCTGGAACAGTGCATCGAACCTGACTGCCTCGCCTACACCCCGGCACACGTCTACTGCGAGCTGCACCGGCCCCGATGATCCCGCTCGTGTTGCGTCGTACACGCTGATCGTGTACTGTCAGTAAGGTAGGCGGGAAAGGCCCGCCAGAGATAGGAGCCCGACATGCTCAACACCATCACCTACGCGGGCCAGACCTTCACCCGCAAGGGCCGCAAGTACGACTATGCCGTCGTCACGTGGAGCACCTACAGCGACACCGACGCGGGCCGCAAGCCCGAGCTGCTCGTCGAGTGGGCCTCGACGCTCGAGCTGGCACAGAAGAACAACAACGCGCACCACGCCCGCGCGGCGAAGGTCGCACGCGAGGGCACGCTGACGGGCTACGCGTTCTCGACCGACTACTACGCAAAATTCGTGAATTCCGTGATCGTGCCCGTTACGCACAGCTGATCTCAACCCAGCCGCCGCCGCATCCACGCCGCGCCCGTCCCTCTCGCCGCTCCCCGTCCCAGGGGGGCGGCGAGTGTCGTCACGCCACCCGCGAGCGCGAGTAGCCGCGCGTGCGCGATCAGCGCCGCCGCGACGCGGTCGGGCTGGTGCTGGCCTTGCTGCCACGTCGCCGCCTGTTCCTCCATCAGTGCGCAACTGCTCGCGACGACGCGCGTCGTGCCCGTTTCGACGCCCTGACGCAACAGCGCGCTGCGGGCGATTGCGTCGCCCTTGCCCCGCCAGCTGTAGATGGTGAAGGGCTGCTGTTCGGTGCGCAGCGCGGCGACTTCGGCGGGGGTGAGTTGATCCCCCCGCATCCGCGCCGCGACGGCGTCGCGGCGGATCGCGCGGTAAGAGTCGCGTACGACGCGCGCGTAGGTGAGTGGGGCGCTGTAGGCCTCCACCGCGATCTCGCGCGCGCCGATCTCGAGCGCCAGCTCGACGGCGGCGCGTCCCCATTCATCACTCGTCATCCGCCCACTGCGGTCGTGGGTGAGCAGGATGGTGGTGTCGCTGCACAGCGCGCCTGCGACGATGCCTGCTTCATCCCCTTCACCTGTCTCGGCGGGGTCGACCGCGACGATCCGCGCCACGGGATGCTCGACGTCGCGCTCCACGCGATGATCGTCGAACCACTTGCGTGCGAACAGCCCGCCGTCGGGCGGGGTGGGCATCCCTTCGTACATCGCGAACCACACTCTCTCGCCCACGTTGCGCCTGATCTGCGCCCACTGCTCGGACGTGCGCCCGCGGGCGCTCAGCATCGTCTCGCCCGGCTCGCGGCCCAGCGCGTCGGGCACGCCCTCGCGCGAGACGGCGGGGATGTTGATGTAGCGCCACGTGCGCAACTCCTCGGGCAGCTCCGCTTCCTCGCTGAGGATCGTGCCCGCGAGGTCCTCGGGATGCCAGCGCGTCTGGATGAGGATCACGTTGGCCCCGGGGGACAGCCGCGTCAGCGCGACGCTACGGAACCACGCGTCGATCTTCGCGCGGTGCGCGGCGCTGTCGGCCTCCTGCCGGTTCTTGTAGGGGTCGTCGATGATGAGCAGGTCAGCGCTGCGGCCCGTGATCGAGCTGCCCACGCCCACCGCGACCAGGCCACCCTTGCCCTCCCGCAGCCGCCAGCGCGACGTCGCCGCACGGCCCGGGCGCACCGACAATCCCAGCTGATCGGGGACGGGGGTGTCGGTGATCTGATCGTGCACCCCCGACCCGTGCCGCAGCAGCACGTCACGGGCGGTGTGGCTGTGCTCCTCGGCGAGCGCGTCGGCGTAGGTGACGAGCATGACGCGAGTGCTGCGATCGAGCTGGAACGCGCGGATGGGCGTCCACACCGAACACAGCTGCGACTTGCCCTCCTGCGGGCTCATCGTAACGAGCAGATTGCGCCCGGGCGTGCGCAGCGTCTCCTCGACTTCCCGCGAGATCAGCTCGATGGCGGGGGTGACGAGGTAGTGCGGGTCGATCGCGGCAGCGATCTGGGCGGGGTGCGCGTAGAGGTCGATCAGCCTGCGACGCGCGGTCTCGCTGCGCAGGTGCGCGAGGAACTGGGAACGCCGCTGGGGAGACCACTCTTTCGTCCGCTCGAGCACCTGCGCGAGATAACGGGGGTCATCGTAATCCACTGCCCGCTCCCACGTGCGACGCGCGGATCAGCGCCATTTCATCGGGAGTCAGCAGT